TTCAGAGATCCATGCTTCGACCGATCAGAGAGAGTTCACCTTCGAGTGTCCTTCATGCCTTACCCGCCAGCCCTACACTTGGGCTCAGATCCGCTTCCCGGAGAACTACAAAGTCGGAGATGAATACGACTTCAAGGTGATCTCTGTCGGATGCAAATACGAATGCGTCAGTTGTAAGCGGACTTGGGATGACAATGAAGGATCCCGGGCAGAGATGAGAGCGACCGGAAGGTTCATCGCCAAGAATGGCAATGCGGAGAAAGGCATGGTCGGCTTCCATTACAACTCGATCGCAGTTCGATCATGGGGAGATCTTGCCGTCCGTCTCATCCGGGCGAAGCAGAGTGCTACCCTCTTCGGTGACGAAGGGCATCGCAGGATCTGGAAACAGAAGGAGATGGCAGAGTCTTGGTCGGAAGAGCCGGAAGATATCGATCATGTGGTGACTCCGCAGGACTACAAGATGCTCGAGGATTGGGCAGATGAAGGTGGCTTCATCGATGGCAAGTTAGTCCCGGCTGATCGGATCCCGGAGGTCAAAGATCTCAAAGGCTTTCGCAGACTTCGCTTCCTCTCAATCGATGTGCAAGCAAATGGCTTTTACTGCTTGGCAAGATCTTGGTCACTCGATGGTCGCTCCCGGCTAATCCATTGGGAGTTTGTCGAGCGATGGGATCAGATCGAAGCCCTCCGGATTAAACTATCTATTGACCCTGCCGGGGTATGGATCGACTCCGGTTATCAGACCGGGGATGTCTATGGACAAGCCGCTCACTTCGGGTACAACTGTACCAAGGGATCAGCGAGCAACGACTTCCCTTGGCTCAAGAAAACCCAGACCGGGAACAAACCTTTTTACCGACCCTTCTCTCGACCCCGGAAGATCCAAGCCGGGCAGAAGTACACGAAGTTGTATCTCTTCTCGAACTTGGTTTTCAAAGACGCTTTGTATCGGCTCCGTAAAGCCGGGATCCACTCTTACGCAGTCGATGCCACGGAAGAGTATGAAAAGCAGATGAACAGCGAAGCCCGGCAGAAGACCGCCAGCGGAAAGCCGGAGTGGAGACTGATCGGCACTCGGGCTAATCACCTATGGGATTGCGAGGTGCTTGGACTGATCCCGGCAACTCTTCTCAAGTTGATCGGCAGAGAAGCAAGGAAAGACATTGACGAGGTGGTGGAGGATGGAGATGCTGGCTCCGATCAGTCCAAGGAGTAGTTGCTCGGAACTTATGGCTTTGTTTCGTCAAGGATGGGCTTCTCGGATTGCGATCTACTTGCTCGGCAACGGCAAGTAGGTCTTACCCCTTGGGACGGCTCGCCTCTTCAAATGTCTGCGAGAGGCTTACTTACTGTTGGCTTTACTGTTCAAGAAGTCCTTGCGATCCAAGCCCGGGCTAAAGCCGACTTGCTCGCTGGCAAGGTGCTGACTTCCTACTCGGAGTCCGGGGTCTCTGCCACGAAACAGATCGTCATGAGTACCGAGCGGATCCTTGACGAGTGTAAGTTCGCTCTTCAGTATCTGGATCCTGTGGCTTACCCGAAGCCGAAGAGGTACTTGACCTCCGACTATTCCCGGGGTCGCAATCTCTGATCATGGCATCTTACATCTCTGGGCTTCTCAATCTCCTCAAGGGCTCCGGCTCCAAGCCGAAGGCTCAATCTTTTGAGGGAGCGAAGAACTCTCCCAATCGATCGAACATCTACTCGAAGTCTCCTTCGGACTTTCGCAAAGAGTATGATGGATACACCCGCAGGGAGATCATGCGGAAGAGCCGCTACCTCGAAAAGAACTCGGGCGTTCTTCGAGAATACATCCAGCAGATGGCGATCCTTGCGGTCGGTGCTTCCGGCATCACTCCTCAATACCGGACGAAAGATCGCAACGCCAATACCCAATACGAAGGCTACCACGGCAATTGGGCTAACTCTCCGGAGATCAGCGGACGATTTAACTATTGGGAAGTACAACAGATCATCTCCCGGGCTCTTGATCGAGACGGAGAGATCTTCATCCTCAAGACCCGGGACGCTCTGGGCTTTGCCAAGATCCAACTGATCGAGGCTCATCGTATCGGCAATGGCTCGATCGGTGACGATCCTACTTTGGTCGATGGTATCCGCTTCGGTCGATCCGGAGAAGTCCTCGAGTACCATGTCTTGCAAGACGATGGTACTACTCTGCCGATCCCGGCAAACGCCATCGTTCACATCTACGATAAGCAACAGGCTTCCGGATCCCGGGGCTACCCTCCGCTTCAGCACTCGATCTGCCACTTGATCGATCAGATGGAGATGCTCTCCAACGAGAAGCGAGCCACGCTCGATCAGTCGAAGATCTCGATCCATCTCGAGAAGAACAGCGGAGAGGCTGACGAGGACGATGAAGAAGTCTTCGGTGAAGGAACTCCCAATACTTCCAAGCCTACTCCTGCCGGTGTCACTTACATCACCGAGCCCGGTGAGAAACTAAATCTTCTCGAGTCGAAGCGACCGAACTCGAACTTCGTGCCGTGGCTGGATCATCTGACCCGGGACTCCATGATGGGCGGTCTGCCCCCGGAGTTCATCTACGATAGTTCCAAGGTCGGAGCCGCTGGCGTTAAGTTGGCTTTAGCCAAGGCTACCCGAGTGGTTAAGCATCGTCAGTCCGTGATCTGTGTCGGTCTCCGGGAGATCTCTTTCTACATCCTTGGAGATGCCATCGAGCAGGGTATGCTCCCGGCTGTCGAGGGTTGGTGGCAACCGCAATGGATGCTACCGAAGCAGATCCAACTCGATGTCTCTCGAGAAGCGTTCCAGAACCGACTTGATATCGAGTTCGGACTCAAGAGCCGGACGGAAGACTTTGCCGAGCGTCAGCAGGACTTCGAGGAGCAGATGAACCTCCGAGCCGATGAAGCGGAGTACATGATCAATCTCGCCAAGGAGCGGAACATCCCGCTCGAGTTCCTCTACAAGCCTTCGTTCAATTGGCTCCAGCCCGGAGTCGGTGGTAAGCCCGGGGTGCAAGATCCTGTGAACGAACCGACCGAGCAGGACTCCCCGCCTCCGGAAGATCAACTTCCATGAACTCTCTGAAGATCGCCATGCAGTCCGGTGAGCCTCTGCTCATCGAGCCCAACAAAGCCGCCATGATCGCAGAGCGATCTGCCGAGTTGCTCGCCAGCGTAAAGCAGGATCAAGCCGGAGCCGAGATGCTCACGGCTCTGCTTGGCAATCAGCCTAAAGCGGAGAAGGTCGGCAAAGCCGGGATCATCCCGATCAAGGGAGCCATCGGTTCCAATCTCATGCCGATCGAAAAGATCCTCGGGATGGTTGATGTGAATGACATCCGTAAGAACATCGATGCCTTCGAGAAGGATCCGCAGATCACTCACCTCGTCTTTGACATCAACTCTCCGGGAGGTACTGTCACCGGAGTCCCGGAACTCGCATCTCGTATCCGCAACTCTACGAAGCCGACCATCGCCTTCACCGACTCTCAAGCCGCTTCCGCTGGCTTTTGGCTTGGGAGTCAGAGCCAGCGTTTCGTTGCAACAGGGTCGGCTTCCGTGGGTTCCGTAGGAGTCTACCGAGTCGTGCCGGATGCTTCCAAGGCTTTCGAGAACATGGGCGTGAAGATGGAAGTTTTCAAGAGCGGCAAGTACAAGGCGATCGGTCTGCCCGGCACCTCGATTGATGCCGAAGGAAAGGACTTGATCCAGCAGTCCGTGGTAGATGTTCACAATGACTTTAAAGCCGATGTCCGCTCGGTTCGATCTCTCGTCCCGGACTCTGCGATGGAGGGTCAGTCCTTTGCCGCTAAGAAAGCGGCTTCGCTCGGTATGCTTACCGGGATCGTATCCGGCATGGATCAGATCCTTGCGGAGATCAATCGTTGAAACAGGGACGGCTCGCCACTCACAGCATGACTCCCGAAGAAGAACTCTCCAAGGCTACGGCTGATCTCGCCACCGCCACGGCTAACGCCTCCGCTCTCGCCTCTGAAGTTTCCGCTCTGACCGCCAAGGTCGGTGAAGCCGAAGCCAAGGTCGAGGCTCTGCTCAAGGATAAGGCTGAAGCCGAAGCCCGGATCTCTGCTCTCTCTGTTGATCTCGCTGTCGCTGAAGACAAGGCGAAGGCTCTTGAAGCCTCTGAAGCCAAGGTCGAAAAGGTTGCCGCTCGCATCGCCTCCGAGTGTGGCGTTGATCCGGTCGCTGTCAGCCCTTCGTCCTCGAGCAAGATCAAGAGCCGGGAAGAAGCCCTCTCCGAGATGGGCAAGATCCTCGATCCTGCCGACAAGCAGAAGTTCTTTATGGCGAACCAGAAGGTTCTCCTCGGTCTCTAATTTCCAACTCACTCTACACCTAACCCATGAGCAACACCCTCAACGGACTTACCTCCGACATCATCGCCCAAGCCACCCTCCCGGCTCTCCTGCCGGGTCTGGCTCGCCTCTCCACCTTCTCGACCGACTTCTCCGCTGAAGTTGCCAACTCTGGCGAGACTGTCGTGACTCGCAAGCCCGGCACTTTCACCGCTTCCACTTGGAACGCCACGGACAAGTACGAGTCCAGCAATGCGACCACCTCTCCGATCTCCGTCACGATGGGCGATCCTTCGTATGTGCAGGTCGAGTTCACCCCGAAGGAAGCCGCTAAGATCGGCTTCGATCGCCTCCGTCAGATCTTTATCGAGCCCATCGCTCACGCTGTCGTGAAGAGCATGACCGCCAACGCTCTCTCGAAGATCGTCAATGATAGCGTCCTCAATGCCAATGCCGTTGTTCTCGCCAATGTGACGGACTTCGACCGAGCCGATGTCGTGGCGATCGCCAAGAAGATGTCTGCCAATAACCTCCCGGAGCAGGGTCGCTCGCTCCATCTGGGCGTAGATCTCTTCTACAATCTGATCGCTGACAATACTGTTGCCCAAGCGTTCTCGATCGGTGGCTCTGAAGTCATCCGCAACAACGCTGTCGGCACTCTGCATGGTCTGTCGGTCTATGAGTCCCAGCAGATCGGTGACCAAGCCTACGATGTGACCAGCACCCTCAAGGGCGTTGCCGCTACGAAGTCTGCCTTCATGGTGGTCAGCCGAGCCCCGGCTATCCAAGCCAGCACCTACGCTGATGTCGCTCTTGCGACCGATCCGAACACCGGCTTCACCTTCGCCATCTCTTCGTGGTACAACCATGACGAAGGTCTGCACAAACTTCGTGCGGAGTGGCTCTTCGGTACGGCTCTTCTCGAGAAGAACGCCATCATCCCGGTTCTTGTCGGTGTGATCGACTAATCCGAAAGGATGCTCTTCAAAGACCCCGGCTAATCCCCGGGGTTTTTTTTTGGGCTATTGACAGCATCCACATCTTACTCACAGTAGCCGTAGAGCCATGAGCAAACGAGAGACTTTCGTAGCCTTCGGGGATAACCACGGAGATAAGATCGACAAGGAGAGTGAAGCCGGGCTTCTCCGCTTCCTCGATAAGTATCCCTGTGACCATCGCATTCATCTGGGTGACTGCTTCGATCTACGCTCGATCCGGCAGGGAGCGACCGGGAGCGAGGAGGATGAGTCGCTCGAAGCCGATCTGGATGCGGGGATCGACTTCATCCGGAAGACGGCTCCCACCGCTTTCCTCTACGGAAACCATGAGGATCGTTTACATCACATCATGTCCTGCTCTTCGAGGGGGACTCTCCGGGACTACTGCAAAGATCTGGACTCCGAGATTAAGTCGGTACTGAAGCAACATGGATGCCGGAAGATCTACGATTACCACGCAGAGGACGGAGTCCATCGGCTGAAGAAGATCACCTTCGTTCACGGATACACTTGCGGACGAGATGCCGTTGAAGTCCATGCCCGGCACTATGCCCAGCCGGGAGGAGCCTTGATCATGGGACATCTCCACTCGATCCAAGCGGTGAATGCCGCAAAGCATGGAGGAGCGGTCGGCTTCTCCGGTGGATGCCTCTGCAAAAAGAGCGAGATGCGATACGCAAAGAACCGACTAGCGACAAGCAAGTGGGGTAGCGGATGGCTGTATGGCTTCGTGCAGGGTAATGATTGGAAAGTCTGGCAGGCTCACAAGGTGGGTAAGGACTTCATCGTTTCGACCATCGTATGAACCCAGATCGCACCCGGGCTTTTCTTCAACAGATCCGCAAGCGAGGATCAGAGCGATCCGAGTTGATCCCGGATAAGATCCCGCCCGGCTTCTGGACGATCTGGCAGATGAGCAAGCGGATCAATCTGAACGAGCGTCATGCTTCCCGGTATGTCCGGGATCTCTACGCTGAAGGTCAACTGATCGTGAAAAACCTCCGAGCCCGAGTGAGCCCGATTTGCATCCGCATCGTACCGCATTACAAGTTTAAGTCTCGCCATGCGGAAGAAGCGTTCATCAAAGCCCGGCTCGAGTGCTGATCTGCCGGATGAAGATGATCTCGATGGAAGCGAGAGCCCGGATGAGATCTACCCGATCGAGTTCTTGATGTGGCTTTGAGGCTGGTTTATCCGGCTCCCGGAAACATTGGAAAATAAAAAGGTGTTGAACTCGGCATCGATCTGACCATGATGATTTGAGTCGGAGCGATCCGATCATCCAAAACATCCAAACCAAAAAGCCATGAAACATCATCCCATCCCGGAAGCCGTCAAAGGAGTGATCCTCTACGATGCTTCCTTCACCTCAATCAAGCGGAAGTCCGATACCGGGAACTGCGTCCTGCGAGCCGTGGCGGTCGCTCTGGATCGCCCGATCGATGAGCCCGGAGACATCGCCAAGGCTTGCGGTCGCAAGTCCGGTGAAGGCACCGGGAAGAAGGCGATCAAGATGCTGATCGAGAAGTATCGGCTCAAGGAAGTCTTCTCCCAGATCGGCTCGCTTCACGGAGCCACTCCGGTCAAGGCGATCCCGATCCGGGAAGCCCTCGCCCGGTTCCCGAAGGGTCGCTACATCATCAAGAGCCGGAAGCATTGGTTCGCTGTGATCGATGGTTGCCCGGTGGACTCTTGGGATTGGTTCAATCAAGTCCGGGAAGTAGCCGACTTCGAGACCGGGGAGATCTTCAATCTCATCGGCTGGGATCACAAGGCGTACAAAGTCTGGGGATGCCCTCCGCTGAAGGGCTGATCCCGGATCCACTCTCTCACCACCACAAGCCATGACTAAAGCCAAAGCCAACAAGCCGGAGATCGTGAAGATCTCTTACGCTCCTCTCCGCAAGATGCCGATCCCGGCATCAAGCGAGGAGACGATCAAAGTCCTCCGCACCCTCGGTCGGTTCAACCCGGATGAACTCTCCGAGTTGATCTACCTCTCCGCAGATGGACTCGAGCCTCACTTCCTCGCTGAAGCCCGGAGCGAGGGATCGATCTGCCATCTGCTCGATCATCTCCGGGACATC